TTAGTGAATAAATGAAAAGAAGGCTAGGAGATGGCGAAACCTTTCATTTTTCAGAACATTCAGGGGAATTTGCAATACAATACAAGTCCCCTGACTTGTCTAAATTAATACAAAACAATAAAAGATTACAAGAAGAAGATCATCACATGAGAGATGAGTTTCGTTTATGTGCAAGAATACCTGTAATGGTTGCACAAGAATGGAAGATTAAATTTGGAATTGATATAAATAAAAAAGAAGATATGAAGGCTATTAAAAAATTACTTAACAGTCCTGATTATAAATATTTAAAAACAACCAGTAGAGTAATATAATGGCAATATCAACATATGCAGAATTAAAAACAGCAATAGCTTCTTGGCTAGATAGAAGTGATNTAACAGATGTTATTCCTGATTTTATTACTTTAGCTGAAACAAGACACAAAAGAGATTTTAAGATTAGAAGAATGGAAACTAGAGTAACAGCTAATACTATAGCTGATACTGAGTATTATACTTTACCTGACAATTATATTGCTATGCGTAATATAAAACTTAATACAGATACAAAAACACCTTTAGAGTTTTTAACACCTGAAATAATGGATAGGTTACAAGCTGGTAGCAGCAAAGGTTGTCCTAAAGCATATTCAATTAAAGGTAATGATATACAATTAAGACCTATCCCTGATGGTGTCTATGAAATAGAAATAGCTTATTACAAAACATTTACAGCTTTATCAGATTCTAATACAACTAATGATATGCTTACACATCACCCTGATGTTTATTTATATGGAGCATTAGTTGAAGCAGAACCTTATTTACAAAACGACAAAAGAATACCAGTTTGGCAGTCTTATTATGATAGAGCCAAAGAAGATATTATAAAATCAAATGAGAGAGATAGACACTCAGGCACAGCACCTGTAACAAGAATTGACTATGGGTTATATTAATGACTACATGGACTATAGTTTCTACAGATTCTACATCATGGAGTGTTGTTCAAAATACATCTGAAGGATATTTTGAAACAGAAGATAACCTAGATTTATTAGCAACAGAAACAGGTTTACTGTTTCAACAAGAAGGGGGAGTTGTTATAGCTCCTGATGACTGGCAAGATACTCCAGCAACAGCAACTACAACATGGACTACACAATAGATGGCAACACAAAAGTTTACAGATTTAACAGCAACAACAACCCCTAATACAGAATCTGTATTTGCTATAGCTTATTCAGGATCTAATTTTAAATTAACGATTACAGATTTAGCAGCTAACTTACCAGCAGTTACGGCAACAAGTTTAACATCTTCAGGCACATTGACTACATCGAGCAATGCTACTATAGGTGGTGATTTAACTATAACAGGCGATGATCTGTTTATGGCTACTAATACAAGTGGTGCAGCTTTAATCGCCGATGGAACAAATTTTAACCCTGTGGTTATATCAGGCGATATATCTATAGGCACTACAGGTACAGCAGCGATTGGTACAGGCGTTATTGTTAATGCAGATGTCAATACCAGTGCAGCAATAGATGCAACTAAAATACACGATGGCACAATATCAAATACAGAATTTGGATATTTAAATAATGTTTCCTCAAATATACAAACACAACTAGATGCAAAAGCATCATCTAGTTATGTACCAACTGCAATTACTGTCGCAGATGAATCCTCAGACACTACTTGTTTTCCCCTTTTTACAACAGCAGCGACTGGGGATTTAGGGCCAAAAACAGCATCAGGATTAACTTTTAATTCAAGCACTGATGTATTGTCAGGTACGTTTTCAGGAAATTTAACAGGTAATGTTACTGGTAATACTTCAGGCACATCAGGATCAACCACAGGAAATGCAGCAACTGCAACATCTTTAGCAACTGCAAGAAATATTGGTGGCGTATCTTTTGATGGCACAGGTAATATTGATCTACCTGGCGTTAATACAGCAGGAAATCAAAATACATCAGGAACAGCAGCAGATGCTACTGTTTTAGAAACAGCAAGAAACATTGGTGGTGTTTCGTTCAATGGATCAGCAAACATAGATTTACCAGGAGTAAATACAGCAGGTAATCAAAATACAAGTGGTTCTGCTGCAAGTTTATCTGCAACATTAGCTGTTGCTAGTGGTGGTACAAACATTACATCTTATACTACAGGAGATATAATTTATGCTTCTGCTTCAGGTACACTTGCGAAACTTGGAATTGGTAGCACAGGACAAGTATTAACAGTATCTGGTGGAATCCCAAGTTATGCAGCAACAGCTTCAACAGTTACATTCCCAACAGTAAACAGTATAAGCCCAAGCACAATTACTAATGATGCTACCTCGATAACTTTAACAGGAACAAATTATGTAACAGGGTGTCATGTAGAAGCTATAAGTTCTACAGGAGCAATTTTTACTCCAAACTCGGTTTCGTTTACCAATGCAACCACAGTTGTAGCAAACTTTACGATTGGTACAGATGGCACATATTTTATAAGAGTTGAGAACCCTGATGGTTTGGCAGCTCGTAGTTCATCAGCATTACTTACAGTATCAGATGCACCTACATGGAGTACATCTGCTGGAAGTCTAGGAAGTGTAGCAGCAGGAGCATCAGTATCTTTAGATGTAGATGCCTCATCAGACTCAACAGTAGCCTTTAGTGAAACGACAAGTGTGTTAACCAGTAATACTGACACACCTGCAAGTACCATGAATTTAACACTTAATTCATCAACTGGTGCAATAACAGGCACAGCTCCTAGTCCAACAAGTGAAACTACTTATAATTTTACATTAAGGGCAACAGATGCAGAAAGTCAAACAGCAGACAGGGCATTTAGTATAACCATTTCAGTAGGAATGAATAATTCAGGACAATTTAACTAATGGCAGATTCATATTTAAAAAGAGCAGTATCATCATCAGGTAATCAAAGAACCTACACAGTGTCAGCATGGTGTAAGATTGGTAATACAGATGGTTCTAAGACAATTTTTAGTAGTGATGTTGAAGATGATGGAGCTAACTATGGAAGTTTATCTATAGAAGCAGATGGTCTTATAAAATTTATTAATTTAACAAGCAGTGTTTTAGTAACTAATTATCAATCTAATAGAAAAATGTTAGACCAAACCTCATTTTTTCATATTGTTTTGAGAGTAGATACTACACAATCTACTGCTGGAGATAGAATCAGAATATATATAAATGGTGAGCAGATAACATCATGGGCATATTCAACAACACCAAATCAAAATACAGATACAGGTGTATTTAAAAGTGGTAATGCAACACTTATTGGTGCAAGACATAGTTCATCATCACAAAACTTTTGGAATGGAAACTTAGCTCATGTTCATATAGTAGAAGGACAGTCATATGCTCCAACAGTATTTGCAGAAGCTGATTCTACTACAGGAGAATGGAAACCGATCTTAACACCTTCTGTTACTTATTCAGCAGATAATTCTGCATTTTTAAAGTTTGAAAATAGTGGGGCATTAGGCACAGATTCATCAGGAGAGTCAAATGATTTTACAGTTGTTGGAAGTTTAAAACAATCTGTATCAACACCTAGTAATTTGTTTTGCACATTAGATGCTAACCAAGCATATGCAGCTTCTAATATTCATTATGCTGGTACTTCTTTTCTAGGAACATCAACAAATGCTAGAGGGTGTGCATCTACTCAAATGGTAAAAAATGGAAAATGGTATTTTGAAGTTAAAGTAGAAACCGATAGAACATCGGCAGATGGTTCTACTATATCTATTGCAAAAAATGGTACTCATGCACAAAGAAGATGGAGATTTGAGGGAGCTAATGCAATAGTAGGTAAAGAAACAGGGAGTAATGGTTGTGAGGGTATTACCTATCAACCCATGACTAGTACACCAAACATTATAGATGATGGTGGTGGTGGCACAGTAAACTATGGTTCTACGGCAAGTGCTAACGATATTATTATGGTAGCAGTAGATTTATCAGCAGCTACTTCTAAAATATGGTTTGGAAAAAATGGCACATGGTTTAATGCACCTGGCACATCTAATGTAGGCGACCCAGCTAACGGCAATAATGCTGGATTATCTTTTGCTAAAGGCGATGATTTTTGGGGAATCAATATTACAGGTGTAGTTAATGCAGCAGATGATACAAATAAATATATGTTTTGTAATTTTGGGGAAGGCAGATTTGGAACAACAGCTGTAGCATCAGCTAATGCAGATGGCGGTAGTATAGGAGCATTTGAATATGCAGTTCCAAGTGGGTTTTATGCAATCTGCACAAAAAACATTAAAGATTATGGATAGGAAAATAACATGGCATTTACAACAATAGCAAAATCATCAGACCACTTTGACTGCCCTACATGGACAGGAAGTGATAGTACAACGACAATTACTGGAATGGGTTTTAAACCTGATTCACTTTGGATTAGAAGATATGACGGTGGTGGACACCCAGTTCTAAATGATTCTAGTAAAGGTATAGGGTTTAATTGGATTCCTAGTGGCAACAATGCAAACGATACTACTAATTATGTAGCAAGTTATACTTCAGATGGATTTACTTTAACTGGAAATATAGCAAACACTAATGATGCAAGTGATAAATATGTTGGTGCTTGTTGGAAAGCAAATGGTGGAACAACATCAGCT